AACACCCGAACTAGCGTTCCCTGCTAACATATCTCGTAAAGATTGCAAGAAACTAATCGCACCTCTGGTTCCATTGATGCCATTGTTCAGTACTTCGTCTTCTAGGTGTTCTAAATGAAGGTTTTTACCTTCTTTTGCTTCAGAAAGATATTCTTTGAATCGTAACATTATTACAAACTTTTTGTTTTTTTCTAAGGTAGGTATGACAATTTACTGAGGGGAGAAGGAAGTACGAAAAAGATTCAAGGAATCTTTTTTCAGAATATTCCCTCAGTAACCCTCGTTAATTATTTATAAAACTAAGATACTTGGGGATCATCTGGATCTGGAATCCCCATTGCTGCGGAAGCAAATTCTTCCATATTAGACACAACAAAGTCTGGTGGGGGATCATCTATACGAAAAGTAACAAGATTTCCAAAATGATCTTCGACTATGAAGTGTTGTTCTGCATCTTTTGTGTGCATCGGTGAGGTTACACCGACAACATGGAGATACACACCCATTTCTAGGTTTGCGTAATAACCACCCACACAGATATTAAGAGTATATTTTTCTTTACGAAATGCATCTAGATCAACAACGTTGTTGTCATCTATACCATTCGTTTTGTTCATTTTGTGCCTGACGAATGAGTTTCATTTCATCTTTCTTTCGTTGTCTTGCGGCCTCTTCACTTTTTAATCTTTTTCGGATACAAGGTTTGATAAAATGAGATTTGCTTTTGAGTGTTTTCATAGTACCTTCTGCCATAACTGCGGCCTTAAATTTACTTAATACTCGACTCATATTTTCATTACGTTTTACTTTAATCGAAATCATATTATTTCTTTATTCATATTTTAATTATGTAAGAGATTATTCTCTCACTTTCTCCTATTATTATAACAATTTATGCAACAAGTGTCAAGTCAAAATTTAGATATAAATCTTGCAATGGGTTGAACGAATGGAAGTAATGCAACTGCCATTAGTGCATTAACTCCTGTATGAATAATTGCAATCTGTTTAGTTATTCCCTGAGGCATTCCATCACTGACCATTATTCCTGCAAGCCAGATCGTTCCTGTAGTTCCAATGTTAGCACCAAGTACTGCTGCTATCGCAGATGGAAGTGGTAATGCACCAGATGCAACAAGTCCTACTATTGCAGTTGTTGAAAGAGAACTGGATTGCCACAACAGAGTCATAACAATTCCTCCTATAAACATATAGTATGGATTTCCTAAAAAGTATTCCATATGTTCCATTTTGCCCATCGACTTCATTCCTGAAGAAAATATCTTGAGCCCAATGTAGAACACACACAATCCGAAAAGTGTTTGAAAAACAGGATTGTTGAAATCCATTATCCCCTTCCTTCCTTTCTTGTATTTCCAATAATCGTAGAGGGTGCGATATTTCTTTTCCATATCTAAGTATATAGTTTCCGTATATTATAAATAAAAAGAAATCTCTTTTTAAGGTAAGGAGATTTTCTTTAGAAAGGGGGCAATGAGCTCACTTATATCACCTTATGATTTTACTGAAGTAACCCGCCAATTACGATCCTTCTTTGATGAAAGAGGATTTCAAGAAGTACACACCCAAAACAGATTATCTATACTTGCTGCTTGTGAAGATCCAACAACAGTTGCGACTTACGAGTACTCTGGACAAATCTGGCCTTTACCTCAAACTGGACAAATGTGGTTAGAATATGAACTACTGACAAAACCAGAATTGAAAGGGTGTTATTGTGTATCAACATCATATCGACAAGAACAAAATCCAAAAGAAGGAAGACATGAATTAATCTTCCCGATGTTTGAATTTGAGGCTCCTGGCGATTTTGAAGATCTTCTTCAATTAGAAAATGATCTTTGTAAATTTCTTGGATTCAAATGTAAACATGAAAGGAATCGTTTTACTGAAAATTTCCCTGGCGGATTCTATCAAAGTGTACTAGCAAAATATACTGGTGCAGAATTAGATGCTGGTCATGAAGAAGAAATGTATCAAGAATATGGAGATGTATTTTTTCTCACAAATTTTCCTGAATTCACAAGTCCATTTTGGAATATGAAACTTGGTGATCTGGATGTAAAAAAAGAAAACAAACTCGCTAATAAATGTGATGTTATCATGGGCGGAATGGAAACTATTGGTAGTGCGGAACGTGGTACTGATGTTGATGAAATGAGAAATCAATTCTATACTATCTCTGAAGGCGGTTATGCAGAATTATTGTTTAATCTATTCGGAAAAGATAGAGTAGAAGCAGAACTTGATGAATTTCTCGCACACGATTTCGTTCCACGATATGGTGGTGGAATTGGTATAACTAGAATGATTAGTGCAATGAAGCGTGCTAGGTTAATCGTAAATGACTGATGAAATAATTCCAGTTTATAAAGATGGGAAATTATTTTCAGTAAAAAGTAATAAATCAATTCCAGTTTATAAAAATGGTGCTGGTGTACATGAAATATTAGATCAATTGCATAGACAAGCAATAGAGTATAATAGACTGAAAGAGAAAGATTGATTGCAGGGTGGTGAAATTGGTAGACACAGGCAGTTGTTTACTGTCCGTTCTCGAGCAGAGAATTTGAAGGTTCGATTCCTTCCCCTGCAGCCAACCTTTCTTTGAAGGAATAACTATTTATATTATTGGCATCTGAAATAATGCAGTAACCCATTCTGGCGGTTTAATTCGACTGAACACTACCCATCCCATGTAATCAGTAGGATTTCTCCAATGTCTTTTTCGTAAAAACTCATTCATTGAACCACCAGTAGTAAGAACATCATCTACGATACATATTGGATCTTTTCTTTTTCCTGTTCCATGCTGATTGAGTAAATTTCCCAATTTAGTTCCACCTCTAGGAATTCCTATTGCCTCTTTAAATGGTGGTGAAATTTCCATAATCATTTGACTGATAGTAAACCATTCTGGATCTGATATGGCATCACACTCAATTTTCCATTTGAGGTCTAATCCCGAATGTGATACAAAATCTACTGATTGAAATAATTTATCCATGTTTCCTTAAATAAAAAAGAGTGCTAGTTTGCCCCTCTGAGTCCCTTGCAAAAATCAAATTCTACAAGTTTAATAATAGACTACCTTAACAGAAGATCACTAAGCGATTGACGAATTTCGCCGGTCTAGATGTTGAAAAGTTGTCATCTTTTCGCACTAGCACACAACACTCTTTATTTCATTTATACTTTGAAAATTGGTAACTTTTCTAGATACACAAGATCATCTTTATCATATCCAGCCTCTTCTAACAAGACCGCTATTTTACATACTATTTCACAATTTATTTTTTCTAACATTTTTTGTAATCCGATGATAGAACCACCAGTTGATACCACATCATCCACAATGCAAACTTTCTTTCCTTCTAATTTTTCAACATCACATTTATCAAGAACAAGAGTTTGAGCTCCTATAGTTGTGATGGATTGAACCTTCTCTATCATAGGATCAGTCATATATCCTTTGACAGATTTTCTCGCAACAACATATCCCAAATGTAATACTCTTGCAAGTGCATGAGTTAAAGGAATTGCTTTTGCTTCTGGACAAATTAGAACATCTATTGCATCTAATTCTTTAGGAAAATCTGGATGGATGGAAAGATGTAACGCACACCTTTCCACCAACTCTGTATCACCAAACATGACGAAACTCGCAATGGCGAGTTCGTCATTGATCTTTACTTTAGGAAGTTTTCTAGTAAGTCCTGCGATTTTTAAATCATAGAACTCATCTGTAAAAGTTTCTCCCCAAGCCATATTACACTCCTGCAAAAATCATTTGAGTTACAAATCCTGCAACCAATCCATAGAACGGATTGAACTTCATAGTTACAAAAGCAGTTGCACCAATTACCATTCCTGCTGAACCAAATCCATATGGCCCTGCAAATTCACCACCTTGTGCAATCGCACCGTTGATGTTTGTCATGAAAGTAACGAATACTCCAAGAACAAAAAGGAATCCTGCGATAGATGCACGATGTACATATTGTCCAATAACAGGAAGTAACTTGGTCAAAAGAATGACCGCCATTATACCCATCATAATACAAGATGCAACTATCGGCATTGGTGCAGCCGCAGTTCCAGAAATAATTGCTTCAACTGGGCCACCTCCAAAGAAAGAAGAACCCATATCTGCAAGACTAGAATAAATTGCAAGATGGTCTATGTTTGTATTCGCACCAGCAATAGACCCTGTAATTTTACCAAATGAAATGTTCGCACCGATATTCAAACACGCAAGAGATAATGCACCTAAGACAATATTCCGATTTGTCCAGAACTTCCACTCAATGTTTCCAACTGTGAATTTTTCTCTTGATTTGTCTACTACGATTTCTTCCAATTCTACACCTAACTTTTTTCTCAACTCTTCGTTGGTTTTGAGTAAGACATAAAATCCAGTAGAAATAATCACCGATGCAATAATTGTCCATGCCAAATCTTTTGTCCAGAACCAGACCATTAATGCACTCATCATAGAAACCATGCCAGTCCATTTTTCTGAATTGAACAAATCCATTGACACGTTTGCAAGCATCAATCCAACTCCTGCCATCATAGATGTGACAACAACTGGGCCGATGAACTGTACAAGCGCTTCATTCATTCCAAGTAACGATGGAATCAATAATAATGCAGCGCCCCAAAATATGAGAGACAACCTCTCTTTCATATCTTTACCTAGAGTGCCAGCAAGTGTAATCGTTTCTGCTTGAAACGAAATAGTTGCTACTGATGCAAATGCTATTGAACCTAAAATACCAATAACAAATGCAATTGCAGTAGGAAATGCAGCAAATCCAAAAGAGAGTGCTAAAATCCCTTGAGGAATACCATTAATCACAACTGCAATAGCTGTTAAAATACTTTCTAACAGACCTTCCATTTTATCCTTTCATTTAAGTTGCCCAACCCAATAAGATTGAGCAACATTTACTTACTTAATTATTTTACTGGAAATGGACTTGCAACACCCTTTACAAAATATTGCATCGTTTCCAGTTCTTGTCTTTTAAGAACACCGGCATCAATTTTAGTTCCATCTTGTTTAGTAACACCCTGAGAAAACGGATACCATGTATCGTACTTGTCATTGATCCAATCCATTTTAATTGTTTCAACTTTATTCACTACTTCGCCAGGTACACTTTTACCCCATGGCGACAATCCGACACAATTTTTTTGTAATCCCCAATTCCATCTTTGACCCATTTTTAACTTACCAGATGCAAGTTGATCAACGATGTGTTTGTAAAGAACATTCCAATTGAACATCATACCTGTGATGTATCGGTCTGGGCCGTTACTTCCCATAGGTGCATCATTACCCATACTCCACACCTCTTTACCATCAGATTTCCATGCTCTTTGTGCAAGGGAAACTACACTTGGTGAATCGGTTGTTGTATAGAGAATGTCATTACCATCATCAAGAAGTGCTTTAGCTGCATCCATATCTTTAGGTGGATCGAACCAAGAGTTGATCCATACGATATTAACTTTAATGTCTGGATTTACTGACTGGGCTCCTAGAGTTAGAGCATTAATGTTACGAATGATTTCTGGAATTGGATGTGAACCAACTACACCAATCCTATTTGTCTTTGTCAACATTCCCGCTGCAATCCCTGTAAGGTATCGTGCCTGAAATGAGTGACAAACGTAGTTGTCCATGTTTGTGTCATTGCCCTTATATCCTGTAGCGTGCAAAAAGATTGTATCTTTTTCTTTCTCCGCAACTTTCAACATATGATCCATATAACCAAATGATGTTGCAAATACAATGTCATGTTTTCTTGCAAGTTTACGAAATACTTTTTTGGAATCTGCCTCGGGCACCATCTCTACCATCGACACTTTATAACCATGTTTTGTTAAGGATTGAAATCCTTGATGATGTCGCATTGACCACCCACCATCATTCTTGGGCCCCACTAGAACATAACCAACTGAAGGTAATTTTTTACCAACGATACTCATACTAAAAACTGCAAACATTGCAGCCACCGCCACTAGGGCAATTATTTTCTTCATCTTTACTCCTTCCGAGCATTTAATGTTAAAGAGTTACCTTCCTGCAACTCCCCCTAAAATAATATATAGGAAACTTTAAAACTGTTCCTTTTCAGTTGAGCCATCCATTGCACTCAGATCCGAACTTCCTGTTATGACTTGACCAACTTGATCAAAATAACTAGCACCAACTTCACGTTGATGTTTTACAGCAGTAAATCCTCTGACTTGAGCTGCAAATTCTTTCTCCTGTAAATCTACAAATCCCGACATTCCATTGTCACGATAATTTTCAGACAACTCAAACATACTGTAGTTCAAGGAATGAAATCCTGCAAGAGTTATGAATTGAAACTTAACATCCAACTCTCCTAATTGATCTTTGAAAGTTCTGATTTCTTTATCACTCAACTTTGCTTTCCAGTTGAATGACGGAGAACAGTTGTATGCAAATATCTGATTGGGAAATACAGACTGAATATCTTTTACGAATTCTGTTACTTCTCCAATATCTGGAACTGCTGTTTCCATCCAAAGTAAATCACAGTAAGGTGCATATGCAAGTCCTCTTGCAACTGCTTGATCCATTCCTGCTTTGACTCTGTAGAACCCTTCTTTAGTTCTTGTTCCTGTTATGAATCTGTGATCTTGTAAATCTCCATCATTCTGCAACAATGCTCCTGCAAGTGAATCTGTTCTTCCAATTATGAGTGTAGGAACATCCATTATATCTGCAGCCAATCTTGCAGCAACAAGTTTGTCAACCATATCCTGAGTAGACACTAAAACTTTTCCACCCATATGACCACACTTCTTTGCAGAAGATAACTGATCTTCTATATGAACTCCTGCAGCTCCTGCTTCGATTAATGCTTTGACAAGTTCGTGAGTATTCAAAACTCCACCAAAACCTGACTCAGCATCTGCAACGATAGGTAGGAAATAATCTGTTTCCCTGTTGCCTTCCATAACTTGGATCTGGTCTGCACGTTGAAATGTATTGTTGATTCTTTTGACTACAGTAGGTACACTTCCTACTGCATATAGTGATTGGTCAGGGTACATTTGCAAACTGTCATTTGCATCTGCTGCAACTTGCCACCCTGAGAGGTAGATTGCATCAAGTCCTGCCTTGGCTTGTTGCATTGCTTGATTACCAGTTAATGCACCTAATGCACTAACATATTTTGTGTAATGTAATTTGTTCCAGAGTTTTTCTGCACCCTGTTTTGCTAACGTGTATTCGATCTTGACAGAACCACTTAACCTTTTCACATCTGCTGGAGTGTAAGGTCTTTCGGTTTGATCCCACCTTCCTTCTTTACTATAAACCATTTCAATCTTTCATTTTAAAATAAAAAGTGACGGCTCTGGGTGTTTTTTAAAACGTAAGTGGTCGAGACAACCCAACTCGCCAGGTTGATTTGTCGGCCGTCACTATTAAAACTGTTCCCTTCCACCCTCTCCGTATATATTGATGGTAAAAACACTATTCCCAAATGTTTTTCCCATTCCACGGCTCATTATCTTATGTACAAGGAATGAACCATGTCATACTGTATATATGATTATGATTTCTGACCTTGCCATTCCAATTCATATCCTAGTTCTTTTGTCTCAGAACAAAATTCCACTAGATCTGAAAATGCATTTTTTATTTCTTCAACACGGTGACTTTCTTCATGTGCATCAAAATCTTTCCAGTAGGTAATCAGTAAAAAATGATTTGTTTCATCTCCATAGTTTCCTAGACTTCCTTCTGGACTAACGAATCCTGCATAAGAAAAAACTTGTCCTGCAATGAATCCATCCTGTGTGTCTTTAGTTCTTGAACACACTTCTGCAATTGCCATCTCTACATCTTCAAATGCAAACCCATCCTTGAGTCTACAATCATTGAGTAACATTACTGATTCGTATGGTATTGTAATTGGGCCAAACATGTGTTTTCTTCATTGTATTAAACAGGAGCATTCCACCACAATTCATGTGGAAAATGAATCCAAGTATTAGTAGAATCCTTAGCCATTTCCTGTGCGAAATAGTGCGGTTCAAATCCTTCTGGAGCTTCATTGTTCCACCAAAGAGAACAAAATCTAATATCACATTGGATTTCCATTGGATTGCCTGCTCTCGGCCCAGTTATATGACTAGAAATTTTTTGGAATGTTTTGCCTGAATCGCAGATATCATCAACGATAAGAACTCGTTTATCTGTCTTTTTAGGTAAGTAATCTTCCCAACTTGGAAAATCTCTCATCGATGCTCTCACAGGTTTAAAGGGGAGTTTAAACCAATGAGACATCATCACGCCAGGAACTAAACCGCCCCTAGAAATTCCTACTATCACTTGAGGTTTGAAATTATCTAATACTATATCACGGCAAAGAACATTGATGTCTCGCCTCATTTCATCCCATGAATACCACAACTTCTTACTCATTTATATCTTCCATATAAAATTTAAGAAACAATTCTAATTACAATATATATGGTTACGGAATTACTGCTCCCGGCTTTGCATACATTTTGTCTACAGGAACCTCAAACACCTTTATCATTACATCCAATTGAATAAATCGTTTCCTACGAATAACCGTAACTGAAACTTTTTTACCAATTTCATATTTGCTCATTTCATCTGCAAATTCTATACTATTATTAATGGGTATTCCATTAATTGCCACAACTGTATCCCACAATTTCAATTCTTCTGGAATAGGTTTATCTTCACTTATCAATAATCCAAGAGTATTTGGAATATGTTTTTGATCGACTGTAGGATTCTTTTTTAAAATTTTATTCCTTTGTCGTTCATCTCCTAATGGAGTAATCATAATACCAAGCGCCCCCCTATCCACAATACCATGTTCTGACATTATTTCAATAGACTGTTTCGCAATGTCTGCTCGAATTGAAATTCCCAATCCTGCATTTTCATTTACTCTAGAAATCATCAAAGAATTAATTGCGACAATTTCACCTTTCATATTCAGAAGAGGCCCACCAGAATTTCCTTTGTTGATTGCTGCATCTGTTTGAACTGCTTTAACATAAGGGTGTCTTGCAAATCTATCTGTGTTTGAAAGAATTCCTTTAGTCACAGTCCATGTCATACCCATTGGATGACCCATCGCAAAAACTTCATCTCCTGTTTTCAATTCACCTTCTGCAAACTTGAGAAAGGGAACAGGGGTTTCTTTATCTGTTACTTCAAGAAGTGCCAAATCTGCAAGTGGATCTCTTCCTATAATTGATACTTCATGTTCTTCCCAATCATTTTCATCCCAATAAAATACTCTGATATATTTTTGATTATGAATGCAATGATAGTTAGTTATGATATATTGATTCTCTATCACAGCACCAGAACACGCAGAATTTTTTGTTGGGTTTATTGCTGGGTCTTCGAGCTCACTTATCATAATATAAACAATAGATTCTTTTACACGTTCTATTACCGATGACAGATCATTTTTATTTTCTTTAACTGATATGTTGTTACTATTGGTCGCACAACTAATAACGAATATAGAAAAACACATCAAGCTTAAAAGCCTGAGTATTTTCATTCGTGTCCTACCCCTGTAAAATTGTTTGTTGATCTTTTGGTTTCTCGTCAGGCGATGACTCTTCGGGCCCTTCCGGCTCTGCAGGCAACACTTCTAATTTCTCAATCGTCCCATTGTCTGACTTTGTTGCATTATCTAACGAATCCTGTAAAATGATTATTCCACGCATCGTATCATATTCTTCAATACATTCATATGCTTTCTTCATGTAAAGTTCTCCTACCGATACACCCATTCCTATCAATTCAATATATTTTTCAGTAGGAAATTCTACTCTTATCTTATCCAATACACAAAAACAATGTTGAACCATTTGTCGTTGAACAATAATTGGGGGCGATTTTCCAATCAATGCAGGATTCGCCATTAATATCCATCTATATGTTCCTTGATAACAAGCATTCACATTATCATAAACTAACTGTGTATTCCACTGTGTTGTTTTATTGTCTTCTGCTCTTACTGATGTAATATTTACAATGAATAAACTTACAACAATCAATATTAATAATATTATTAAAATACTTTTTATATAATTCTCTTTCATTATTCCTCTTTCTGTTACCAACCCATTATACTACCATCGGAAAGTTCATCGGATTCTGGAATCCATTGCATTGTTTCTTCTTCTCCTGTCCATTTAGCAGAAACCACAGGATATTTTCCCCATGTTCTAAGTACCGATTCTTCTCCTCCACGACATAATATTTTTGATCCATCTTCTAATGTTAGTTCTACTACTTTAACTTTTTCTACAATCAAGTCCATTATGTTATTGGTTTACTGAAATGTCTTTTCAGTATTCCTTTCTCATCTAATCGTTTTTCATATTTTGCAATTGCTTTAACAATCTTTCGATCATAGTAAACTACTACACCCAAAGCTCCTCCTAAAAATAATAATACTAATACTAATAATGTTGTTTCTGTCATGTTATGTTTCCCTGTTTTCTTGTTTTTTTCTTTCCTATGTTCTTATTATTTTCTTTGGTCTTCTTTTCTTCTTCTGCAAAAAGAAATCCCTGTTCTCTTTCTGATTTTCTATGTTTAGATTCAGGCCACCCCGATAACCATGAAGTGAATCTACTCCATACTGACATTTTATTTCCCCGCTTTAATTAAGTTTACTTCAAATTCATGAAGTCGTTTCCAGATGGATCGTAACTCTGTAATCGTTGTCCAGTTGTGAAGGAACAACGCAAACCCACCATGCACTCTACTGAACGCATTTGATACCTGTACCATCACTCCAAGTGTTATTGCACCAGTAAATAAACTCGGCCCCATAATGAGGTAAGGTGCAATAATCATAAACTGATCATAAAAAGTAACCCAACAATCAAAATAACCATAATGTAAATACAAACGATGATAGTTAAATTTGATTC